GGCCTTGCAATTGGAGGTTCCACGAAATGAGCGGATTCCACATCCCGAAATGGCTCGATGTTATTCTCGATGCCGGCGACAAGGTTCACAAGGCAGTTCATCCGTCCCGCTGGGGCGAGGACAAGCCGTGTGAGTGTGGCGAGAGAACTCGCTTTGAATGCTCGTGTAACTGTTTCAAGAAAAAGGATCAGCAATGAGCGCCTTCAAACTATCCAATCGCAGCATCGAGCGAATGATTGGAGTTCACCCGGATCTCGTTCGCGTCGTCAATGAAGCGATCAAGATCACTCCAATCGACTTCGGCATCACATGCGGAACTCGCACTCTCGCGCAGCAGCGCACGCTTGTCGCCACCGGCAAGTCGCAGACGCTGAACTCTCGTCACTTGACCGGCCATGCAGTTGATGTCGTCGCAATGATCGACGGCAAGGCTTCGTGGGAAATGAAGGACTACAAGACGATTGCGCTGGCATTCAAGCGCGCCGCGAAGTCGATTGGTATTCCGATCAAATGGGGCGGAGAATTCAATGGTTTTCCAGATGGGCCGCACTTCGAGCTTGATCGGGCGAAGTATCCATAATCTCAATCTGGGGCATTTATGAAGCGAAGATCGTTTTTCCCATCACTCATCGGCGTAATTGCTATTGCTCGTCTCGCTGTCTCTGGAACATTTACTGGCGATAGCGATGAAGATTACATGAACCGACAATTGCATCGAATAATGGACGCAGAGCTTCGCGCTATCGAGAACAGCGGCGAAGGCTTCGCGTTGGCTGACCGCAAAACAACGGAGGTTGTGTAATGAACCTTGTAAAGATAGTTCCAGTGCAGTGCGCCGAAGGATTCCCGCAGAAGACGCAGGGAACTCAGGTATTAGTCGATGGCGTGAAGATCGGCGGTGTGCAGAAGATTGTGCTGACGGCGGATATGGACGACGTATGGCGCGCGGAGATTCACTGCATGGCGTATGCGCCGAATCTCGATGGCGCAATATGCAAGTTGGTGCATCGAAAGATTCCGGCCTGGAAGCGCATCATTGCCAGAATGATCGGGATCAAGCTCGACTCAACGTCTTTTGATTCCGAGGCGCGCGAGTACGCCGACCCGTGATTCCACCATGCCACAACCGCCCAGAGTTCAAGCCTCAATGGGTGCGTGCCGGATATAAGCGCGGCAAGATTTTGCTGCGCTTAATCCCGCACAGGATGTCACAAGAATGCAAGAGTTACGACGGGCCTGAGGGCTCCGTTCCTGATCCTATTCGTTTCAAGTGGAATTGCGAGGGGTGCAGATGGCTAACGTCAAGGATGCGGAATATCTCAAGAATGTTGCTGCCGGAAACGATGGAGTAACAGAGCTTTCAGTTGAACTCGCCAAAGAGATCATTCGCCTGCGCGAGTGGATCACGAAGTTCCAGGCAAAGAAGGTGGTCGAGTGCTGGGGATTCATCCGTGGACGCGAAGCCTGGGCTGACTCGTCCCTGTCGAACGAGGACAGCCTCTGGAAGATCAAGCTCGGCTGGCCGTCTGACGCTGAGATCGAGGCGGCAAAGGCTGCCGGAGCGTCGGTTGAACTGGTGCAGATTTACCGGAAGTAGTCCAATGCGCAATATTGCGCATTGGTCATAAGTTGTTGATTCACAACTGATAGCCCTCTGATCGCGCAGCCATCCTGTTAATCTCGGTGCGCTGTTCCTTCGTCACCATCAGAACGTCGAGAAGTGCATTCAGAATGCGGGGGCTTACGGTCTTCCGTCCGTATGTGGACGTTCCAGGCAGCGCAAGGATGCGCTTGAAATACTCGCCGCCAACCTTGAACTTCGCGGCCAATTCTGTTATGCGGAATCCTCTCTGGACTATCAGCCATCTGAGCTTGGCCTGATAGGTCGATTGGTCTACTGGAACGTAGATCCTTCGCATCACTTCTCCGAAAGAATGATTTCCGAAACCCGCTCAACAGAGTTGACGAACTCAGATAAGGCTCCTGCATTGCGGACAATGAAGTCTCCAGCGCGGAACTCAACGCCGGCCTCGCTGACGTGACTATCGCTCATCATTGGCCTGCGGTAGATGTGAACGATCACGCCGCCAGTGGCCCTGATCGCGGCAGCCTCGTTCTCGAAGCGCACGTCGCTGATGACGCACATCGGCGGCGCCCTGCGCATCATTGAGCGCACCCATAGGTCACTATGGACCATGCAGCGCCCCACTCGGTGCCAAGCGTCTGGAGCATCCTGCGCGGCGTGATTCCGTCCAGCCAGTCCAGCGGGACTTCCTTTTCCTCGTTGCGTAACTCGTGCCCAAGGATGCTTTCCAGGCAGCGCTTCAACGGCGCAGCAAACGAGTCATGCGTGAATCCAAGGCGCTCGAAAACCTTGGCGGCAGTGTTCTTGCCTGAGCGTTTCTTTCCGGCTATTCCGATAATCATTGGTCATCCCTTGGTATGATTTGCAGCCGGTCGATTTTATCAAATAACACGAGATTCATGTTTCCAAAAACCCCATGCGCTTTAGCGACAAAATCTGTTGGGATCGTGGATTCAGCGTCGAAACCTATCATCGTGCCATTGTCAGTACGCACAACAAATCGAGTGCGCTCTGCGCAAGCAATGACCGAAGGTTCTTTCACCTTGGCAATCGAGTCTTTCGTGCCCTGCACTACGCAAAGCGTATACAACTCAGATTGCTTTCCGGTTCTAGTGTTTGTTATGGTTGCCACTAACTCACCCCCATTGACTTGCCATTGCGTCCGCAATCCCTTGGTACGTGCGGCTGCGATCTTTCCAGCGATCAGGCCCAGGTGATGCTCTATGCACCGCAGACCACGCCTTGTGCTCATCAGTGCCCGACTGTGGTGGAGTTAGTTTATTTGTTGGGATCAGGTCTGGAAGGCCATGAAGTTCAAATCCGGTAGCCTTGAATGCCTTGTCTCCAAACCACCACGGTTGAACTATTTGTCTGCGCACGCTCCCTAGTAACTCGCGTGCGTAGCAGTGCATGATTGGATTCTCAAGAGCCCGCTTTTCAATCGGCGCGTTTCTCAGCATCAAATAAAACTCTGCTGCATCACGCATATCAACCCACCGCTGTTCAACCGTGCTTTTGCTGCTAGGCTGATGAAGCCACCTGACTCCTGCATTTGTCAGCGTTGTGCATGGCGCATGCGCAACCATCAAGTCCCAGCCCCCCCCAATTACATCGCGCACATCGCCCTTGTAATGCGGGCCTTCACGCTCACAATCCAGTAGATCGCAGGACATCGCATCATGCCCACGGCGTATGAAGGCGTCGCGCACAATTCCAGAGAACTCACAAGCAACCAAGACTTTCATCAGTTATGCCTCAAATCAGTCTTGGCGTCACGCCCAGCTTCCGAAACAATGACCGCGCGCAGCATTGAAATATCTTCATGCAGCATGCGAAGTTGATTGGTGCTCACGTCGATTGCCCTCGCAATTCTGAGGCCAGCGAAGATGATCGAGCAGCATACTGTTGTCATCAGACACCATAGAAATAACACGTTCATCAGTTCTTCCTCAAATCAGGCTTAGGCACAGCATCAAAGCACCACTCATCCGGCATCGTAATCGGCCAGACAGAAAAGTCCTTCTTATCATACGTTGGCGAATGATTCCTACACTCGCCACATGAACTGACGGTGTTCTGCTGGCTCCACTTTATGCAGTCTTTGCAGTGGATCATGCGATCTGATCCGGCAATGAAACAGATACTCCAGCTTCGCGCAGCAGTAGATGAAGACGCTTGTATTGTTCGCGAATTCCATCAACGGCGCTGGCATACGTTTCAAGTGCCTTAATGCCGTCATGGATTGATTCAACATCCCAATCCCGGCGAAGGCATGACATGGCTTCATCTTTTGTCATCGCTAGTCCTTCAATATCCGATACTTCATCCCCGGAAGCAGCGCATGAAACCGCAGCTTCGGCGGAACAACTACGCGCGGAGTTGCAAGTAGCCGCGTCCTGCAATCTAGGCACATTCTAACACGCACATTCATGTCGTGAATCATCGCGACTGGAACATGCTTGTGACAGTGCTTGCAGTAGATGTTAATCATTAGAAGTAATACGTCACTTCTGAACCAAGTGACTTCGCGATCTGCGCATAGAGCGCTGAGTCGCGGCCTGGAGCGAAGCACAGACACGCATCCATGCGCTGCGGAGTCCACAACCCTTGATCCACTCCGTTGTGCCGGATGCGCGGCCTGTCAACAGCAGCGGCGCCATTCGCCATCGCCCACATGATCGCCAGCCTGTCTGCTGCGCTGGATGCGCCGACGAAGACTCGCTCGATCTTCTTCTCTTTGTTGATCGCATCGAGCGCCGAGAAGACCATCCGAGAGTTCGCGTTGTTTGAGCCGATTACGAGGATTCGCATTTTGCACCTAGTTAGATTAGGAGTTGCTAATGCCGCATGCTCTTTCTAATAAATGATTATAAAGCATTAGAAGCAAGATCAAAAGCAGTATCAAAAGCAAAAGCAACAACAAGATCAAAAGCAGTATTGGTAGCATTTGATTGTGATTGCCGGAACGCTCTTGCTTTTGCTCCAAAGGCAGAGCATCCCTTGCGGGCTAGCTCTGCCTGACTGCGCGTGCGCGCAACTCAAAGGCGCCTGTTCACTTCATCCAGATGCCGTCTCGGCTGTCTGGTGGCGTTTGCGCTACAGGTCTCCAGCGCGTTAGTTTTGGCCGCTCCCTCCTGGTGAACTCATCTGCGGCTGCGCGCCAGTCTCTTATCGGTCCCCACGCAGCAACATGAAGCGATCTCTGGCTACATGCTTCAGTGGGTCCGCAATCCTGCATTCGCTCAGCGAAGACATGACACGGCGCGACATCTGCATGTAGGTGCAGATGCGATTCTTTCGGCAGGGATGTTGACGGACCACGCGGGCGGTGTAGAATTGCAGCCTGTAACGAGTGGTGCGAAACGCCCTGCCAAGAGAGTTCGCATCCGACAAGCCCCGCGCAATGCGGGGCTTTGTCGTTGGGGCACAGCATACGCCTCCGGCACATCCAGTCAAGCCCGTCTGTTCGGTGAGCCCCTGACGCCTCACAAAAGCGAAGGGCCGCATCGCGCGGCCCTTCGTACTGCACTTCCTGGCCGGCCCTGGAATCAGGCGCCGATGCCGTTGCCGCTCGCGTTCTCGATCAATTCATTTTGCCCAACAGTGGTGTGGCTGGCGGTCGGATCGTGTCCATATCGCATGCTGGCGTGTCCTTCGGTCATCCCGGCACTTGCCGGTGAGATAGATGCTACTCCGTTCGTTGCTTGCGTCAATACCGTTCGTCGGAAGTATTCGTGCTAGCAACAACTACCAATGCGCAATATTGCGCTTCGGAGTGCGCCGACGAACGGTAGTTGACGTAGAGCGATAGTTGGTAGCATTGTAGCGACATGCCGCAAGGCAAAGAGAAAGGCCAGTTCAACTCTGGCTCGGTGGTCGAGGTCGGGTGAGACGGGAGGATGGTGTCAAATCCATCTATGTCTGGACGCAGGAAATGGCGTACAGTGAACTCTTGAGAGACAAAGACCTGCGTGGCACCGGCAATACGGGGCAAGAATTTTTCGTTGGCAGAGTGCAGAACAACGAATCCGGCGCAATATCTGCCTGAAGTAAGCCGGCCCAAGGGATGATGACGCAATCGCGCTACGAGAAAGCCTGGAAGCAGAAGCATCCTGAGAACGGCTTGACGCATCGGAGAGACGATGATTATTTCAAGAGCAGCGGTGTTGTTTGATAGTGCTTACCAGTGGTGAGTTCGGATTGATCGCCGAGCAAGCAATCACACGAAAAAGAACCATCCGTGTGGCCCCGACGATACCGGGGCGCAAGATTTGTGATTGAAGCGCAAGACGCGAAAGCAGGGCGCATCAAAGCTAGATGGTAGTTGTTGGTAGCAACTACTTCGAGGAATCCGCCTCGTGCAATCACGATACCTCAGTCAGAACTTGTGCGTTCCGCTGACTGTTGATGACGAATGCAATGCTGCGCGATTTCCCAAGGGTCGCGAGTAAGCCAATCCTTGCTCCGTGTGTGCGTCGGATAGCTTGGGACGAATTTAGTGAATCTGTTTCGTTATAGCCGTATGAAGTTTCAAGGAAACATCGCGGACGGCGGTTCGATTCCGCCCAGGTCCACCAGATAGGTCTTTCGATGATTGCGGCTACTGTCAGAGGCGGCGCTTACCACTCAGCGCGTTCGATACCTCGGGTGTTATGCAGAGAAGGATCTATCTATTGGGCCTGCTAGGTTTCGACGGGATGCGTATGTGCGACGGACGGCTCGTGATGGCACCTACGGTATCGGGTAGCGGTGAGTCTGCCGTCCGATGCGATGGGCCAAACTCTCAGACGCCAATGACAGCGTTTATCAGGTTGCGCAGGCAGCTTGACGTTCCCGCCGCCCGGAATGGAACCCAAGGGCGGCACATTTTCAGATCCCGGCCAAGTGCCGGGATTTTCGTTTCTGTGGCATGATGTCTGTAGTGGATGTGGCGGAACGGTATACGCACTAGACAACTAGACGCATGGATCAGCTATTAGGCCAGTAGCCCAGGCATTGCAGGTTCGACTCCTGCCATCCACTCCAAATTCGGATCGAACATGATCGAGAGAGAACTCCGCATCCAGGCGCGGCACATCGCCCGGCTTGAGGCCATGGTGGAAAAGCTGATTGATGTCATGGATCGGCAGACTGACGCCATTGGCAAGCTCGTAGCCATCGCGATGACGCCTGAGCATGGCGACGATGTTGCGGAGATCCCTGAGTCTCGTCGGTATCTGGACCCCGCAGACCATGATCCCACATGACACCGATCTCTCTCACCCCACGCACGCCTACGCGCTCGATGTGGTTGAGGGAAGGATCGTTGCCGGCCCCATAGTCAGGGCCGCATGCAAGCGTCATCTGGACGATCTCAAGGACGCCCCGGCGCGAGGATTCGTGTTTTCTGCGCGCAAGGCGGATCACGCGATCAACTTCTTTCCCGTGGTCCTGCGGCTTGATCCGCTGAAGGATGAGGACTCAGACGGAGAGCCGACTCAGTTCCATCTTGGTGAGCAGCAGAAGTTTATCATTGGCTCATTATTCGGCTGGATTGAGTCTAATACAATCAATGATAAATGCAGTGGATATAGAAGATTCAGAACTGCTTATGTAGAGACTGCTAAGGGAAGTGGGAAAGCGCTTGCTCTCGATACCTTGATCCCAACTCCTGATGGGTGGGTCAAGATGGGTGACATAAAGGTTGGCGATAGAGTCTATGACGAGTGCGGTTATGAGTGCCGTGTAAATGGTGCCACCGATGTCATGCACGGGCACAGGTGCTACAACGTCGTGTTCGATGATGGAGCGTCCATTGTTGCTGACGCAGGACACTTGTGGCTGACCGAGGCAAGGCGCCCGAAGAATGCAATTCCATCAATAAAGACCACTGAGGAAATAAGTAGAACTCTCAGGAACTCCAATGGTAAGTATCAGTCTGCTAATCACAGCATTCCTGTAGCAGCACCGATACTTGGTAGGCATCAAAACCTTCCAATTGATCCGTATGTTCTGGGCGTCTGGCTTGGTGATGGCGATAGTGATGCGGCAAGAATAACAGTTGGAATTGACGACATTGAGTTGTTGCGGCATCTGGCAGATACCGGGCTGACTTTTAGTGAGCAGAAGCCTCACAACGAAAGGTGCCTAAGAGTTAAGTTAGACGACACGCAGCATCGACTTCGCGCATGCGGATTGCTTGGCAACAAGCACATACCTAGAGCTTATCTGCGCGCATCTTATGAGCAAAGGATGAGTCTCTTAAAGGGGCTCATGGATACCGATGGATATATATCCAAGGTTGGGGAGTGTGAATACACGTCAGTAAACATAACACTTGCTGCTAATGTACTTGAGTTGGTTGTATCGCTTGGCATGAAGGCTAGCTGCACAACATCAATTGCAACACTGTACGGAAAGGATTGCGGTGACGTATTTGATGTTAACTTCACCGCGCCAGACGACAGGATGGTGTTCTCGCTATCGAGAAAGTGCGCGAGACAATACAAGCGCCACGATAGAAGGAAATTGAGTGCAGATCGACGTATCGTGTCGTGCGATGAGGTTGAGTCGGTTCCGGTCCGCTGCATAAGTGTTGACTCGCCATCACGCATGTTCCTTGCCGGAAACAGGATGATCCCAACGCACAATTCGCCTTTAGCAGCCGGCATTGGTATGTACGGATTAATTGCAGACGGTGAACATAGAGCGGAGATATTTAGCGCCGCCGCCAAGAAAGATCAGGCGATGATTATGTTCAAGGATGCAGTGTCATTCGTTGAAATGTCCCCACCGCTTTCAAAGAGGCTGAAGTTGAGTGGTAAGCAGCCTAATGTGTGGAACATTTATGACGAGCAGACCAACTCTAACTTTCGGCCAATCTCATCTGATGAAGGTCAGTCTGGTGCGCGCCCTCACATTGGCTTAATCGACGAACTTCACGAGCACAAGAGTCCGCTCGTAGTGAACATGATGGGCGCAGGACAGAAAGGGCGAAAGCAGCCTCTTGTCTTCATCATTACTAACTCAGGATCAGACAAGCAAACGGTGTGCGGTGAATACCACGACAAAGCCGAGCGTGTTGCATTCGGAATGGAGCAAGATGATCGCTTCTTTTCATATGTATGTAGCCTGGATAAAGATGATGATCCCTTCGTCGATGAAGAATGTTGGATTAAAGCCAATCCAATGCTCGGCATTACAATCCAGAAGCAATACATTCGCGATCAGATTGCAGCCGCCACAATGCCATCGAAGCAGTCAGACGTTAAGCGGCTGAACTTCTGCATCTGGACCGCCGCAGATAATCCGTTCATTGATTATGCAGCGTGGAATGGTGCTCTAAACAAGTTTGACTTGTCGATGTTCGCGAACCACGATGATGTCGCGCTTGGGCTTGACTTGTCTCAGGTGCGCGACTTGACGGCAGCCGTATTCAGTCGGAAGATTAAGGGGCACATTTACTGGTGGCCGGAGTTCTGGATTCCAGAGGCGATGGTTCACGAGAAGACGGTTGAAGACAAAGTGCCTTACGAGACATGGGTTGCACGCGGATGGGTTCGCACCACACCCGGCAACACGATCTCGCTTTCGCATGTGGCAAACGACATCAAGGAACTGATGAAGACGCACCGCATCGGGATTCAGTCAGCGCCTTACGACAGGTGGCGTATCGACGACTTCAAGAAGGCGTGCGACTCGGTGGATCTGCGAATAAAGGATCAGCTTCAGGAGTTCGGACAAGGCTTCAAGGATATGTCGCCAGCGATTGATGCCTTCGAGCGCGACTTGATGAATGGCTACTTCCATCACCCAGGAAACCCATGCCTTGACTGGTGTGCGGCCAATGCAGTAGTGATCTCAGATCCTGCTGGTGGGCGCAAACTGGACAAAGGCTCCAATCAGCGCAAGCGAATTGATGGCATCATAGCGGGGATTATGTCGCACCACGCGACATCGCTCTTGCCTGAGCAGTCAATCCCAAGCATTCGATGGATGTAACTCTATGAGCAGCGAAGGAAGCTGGGAAAAACTCAAGGCCGCAGCACGCCGATTCCTCCCGGTGGCCATGGGCGCGAAGCCACCAGATCCTCGCCAACTCGATCCTCTCTATGTCGGCGGACCCTCCATTTGGGTCGGCAGCGAACAACAATGGGTTGACGGAGAGATCCCCGGTGAGGGTGCCTTCATCCGTGGCGGGCGCATCATCGACGAGACAACTGCTTTTCAGGTTGGCGTCGTGTGGGCGTGCATCGACATTCAGGCGCGCACGATTGCCGCGTCCGACTGGTACATCATGCAGCGCACCGGGCGCAAGCGATCCCAAGAGCTTTGGGACGATCCGCTCACCAAGCTCTTGAACCGTCGCCCAAACATTGATATGTCGGCAGTGTCGTTCCGTCGCGCCTTGGCTATCGGCATGCTGTCGTGGGGCAACGGCTACGCAGAAATCCTGCGCGATGGAAGCAACCGAGTCACCGGGCTGTATCCGATTCACCCTGGCCGCGTCACGCCATTCCGCGAGCCCGGCGAGGCTGAACTGACGTACCGGATCGACAACCAAGCCGCCGCCGCAGGCTTCATCAAAGCCGGCGACATGATCCACGTCAAGGGTCCATCCATCGTGGGCTTGATGGGCGCCAACAAGATCGGCCTTGCTGCCGGCACGATTGCGCTCACCATCGCTACCAACGAGTTCGCCTCAAGCTACTTCACCAACGGCGGTCGCCCTGGTGGCGTGCTTGAGTACCCGAATCGACTGGATGACGAGCACTTCGAGGAATTGCGCAAGCGCTGGGCGAATCGGCATGAAGGGCCGGAAAAGGCATTCAAGACCGCCATTCTCGACGGCGGATTGAAGTACACGTCAATCCCCAATGATGCGCAGAAAGGGCAGACGATTGAATCGCGCCAATTCCAGATCGAGGAAATTTGCCGCTATTGGGGCATTCCTCCACACAAAATCGGGCACCTGAACAACGCATCCGAGAATTCAATCGAAGATCAGGGCAAGGCATTCGTTAATGACTGCCTTCGCCCCACTGCGCGTGAATTCCAGCAGGAGTTCGATGAGAAGTGTCTGAGCAAGCGGTCGGGATTATTTTATTCCAAGATCGACTTGGATTGGGTGCAGGAAGGCACATTCAAAGAGCGCATGGAAGGCTTCCGTGAGGCCCGCAATACCGGCGTGCTGTCGGCGAATGAGATTCGTGAGGACATTGGCTACGACGACATGGGGCCAGATGGCGACCGCTACATCGTTCAGGGCGCGATGATTGACCTGCGCGACGTTGGGCTTCCCTACAAGCAAAAGGCTGCTGCTGGCGCCAAGAAGACCGGCGCAGCAGCGCCCGTTGAGCCGGATGAAGACGACGCCGAAGAAGACGATCAGGAAGATGTTGTCAAGGCGTGGCTGAGGAACGCATTGGTACGCTCAGTTCGATGCGTTGAGTCCAGGCATGCCGACAACCGGCGCAATGGGCACAATCACGACTCCGCGAAGGCACTCGCGCTCGCGCATGGGACAGAATATCTACAGAAGCAACTGGTTGATGTCTGGCCCTTCTTGGTTTCGCGCGGCATCGCTGATGATGCGTTCCGCATGGGCAAGGAAGTTTTGTCAGGGCATCCGATTCCAGAAGCGATGCAGGCCATCTTCGGAGCGGTGCGTGAAAAATCTACTCGTGCCACCGACAAATCGGGCAAGCCAGCCGGCTGAGGCGTCTCTCTACATCTACGGGCCAATTGGTCCGTATGATGATTACGACGAGGTTTCTGCCAAGTCGGTTGTGAAGGCGGTCAGCGAAGTCAATAGCGCCAAGACG